GACCGCGAACTTCTCGTGGAAGGGCCGGCGGAGGTTGACGTCCAGCCGGTTCCACGTGGCCGCATCCTTGATCCCGAACCACGACAGCAGGCTCTGGAAGTCGGCCTGGATGCCAGGCGTGGCCCCCTCTTCCTGGGCGAGCTTGGACATCACCTCCAGGAAGTGGTGCCCGGTCTCGTGCAGGAAGGTGGACAGGTCCGCACTCTTGAGCAGCACGATGTTCAGGCGCGATGGCGCGTATCCCCCGCGGTTCTCCTGATCGTACTGGCCAGGCTGGATCGCGCCCATCCCGACGTACTCGACGTCCACCGCATTCGGTCCGAGCAGCACCGCAGCGCGTTGCTTGCCGAACTTGGCAACGTAGCCCGAGAAGCCAGCATCAAGCACCGCGCTCTCGAACTCGTTGGCCGACCGCCCCTTCGACAGCCCGAGCGGATCCGTCGCGCCGTCGTAGAGGTTGTCCAGCTCCACGGTGTGGGCGTGGTAGCCGACGCCGGTCTCCGGCGTCACGCCGCTGCCGTCGTCGACGTAGAAGTAGATTCGCTGCTGGAGCCGCGCGTCCGGAGAATTCGACACACGGGCGCTCTCGGCGCCACGCATGCCGGACCCGTAGCGGCTGGCGTCTAGGCGGACTCGCTTCCGGTCGGAGTAATGGAAGCCTCGTACCCGGAGTCGCCCACCAGTTCCTGCAGCCCCTGCTCCGCCGTCAGCCTCGCTGACACCATCGGATTGGACGGGGCTTTGCGCGTACTCTCCGAACGCTCGACCGACGGGGGTCGGCCTGACTTCGTTCGGTAGTAAGCGAAGCTCATTGTCCCCGAGTCGCTCGATGAGGGCATCCCGCCCACGCTGCGCGAGACTATCCCGGTAACCCTGCCCGTCGGGGTTGGCGTTCCAGTCGTTGTACTCGGAGACGACTTCGTACTGGCCGACGTCGAACTCGATCCCGATGCCTTGCTCATTGGCGCTTTCCTCCACGGCGGCTTCGAACGCCGCGAACTCCTTCGTCTTCCACTTGCCGCCCCACTTGACGCGGCCGGCGGCCTCGTTCCAGACGCCGCGGTACATGCGGAGCGCCGGCTTACCATCCACGGTGACCATCTGGTAACCATCCGCGATTGTACTACCTTCGGGCAAGCGAGCACGGACGCGCGCCATGAACGCCTCCACCTGGGCAGGATCCGAGAACTCAGCCCCACCCGCTTGCGTCAGCGTGACACCCTGCACGTCGCCAGACTTCTTCGGGCGAGCGATGATTACCTCGGTCTGCCGCAACGCGTAGCCGGCGATCGCGGCGAAGTCCTGGAAGGCTTCCGGCGAGCCCAGGACGTCCACCTGGACTGCGCTTTCGAACTCGCCCAGGTAGGACCCCTTGCCCTCCTGCGCTTCTCGAATACGAACACCGGCGAGTGTAGCCGCGCTGTCCAGGATCCTCATGACCGCGGGCACGCTGACTTCGCCAGCGCCAGCGAACTCGGTGCCTGCTCCCGGTGCCAGGCCAAACGACACGCGCCGCGTGTTCTTGTCGACGATGTCCTGCGGGAACTCGGGCGTGGCGCCGGTCTGCTTCTGCATGGCCACCCAGCCGACGGCTTGGACCTCGTAAGGCTTCCAGTTGCCGCCGTCATAATTCTGCTCGTTCAGCCAGTCGGTGACCTTGTTGTAGAACTTCGAGCCGTACTCGTATTCGGTCTCGCTGATGCCAGCAGCGGAGTCGACCTGCACGTTGGCAACCGCCTCCTGGCCGAAGGTCCGGATAAGCCAGTTGTGCAAAACTTGGTCAACCTTGCCAACGTCTCGGTTGGCCCACACGTCGATGACTGCGGGACCGCCTCCCCGAGGGTCATCGCCCATGACCGCGCGAACGGGGCGCTGCATCTCGGAGTCGATGAAGTCCAGCAGCTTGGCGTCATAGCCGCCTTCGGGGACCTCGCCGCGAAGGGCCTGCACCAGCCCCCTTTCGTTGAGCCCTGCCGTCTTGACCTTTGGCATACCGCGCACCATGTCGGCCGCGCGAAGCACGTTCATCATCCCGCCAGACGGGGAGGTATTCTGCTGCGACAAGAGCCACGCGAGGGAGTAGCGCTCCGCGTTCTGCTTGCCGAAGATGTCGGCCATCAGGGCGTGGAGGGACCCGTACCATTCCCGCGCGTTCTTGAGTTCCTCCGGCGACAGGTTGCGCTCGACACGGTCGAGCCAGTCGCGGGGCGTGATCTCGCCCAGGACGTAAGTCGAGCCTTCGCTCTGCAGCACGGTGCGAGGATTGCCCGGTCCGCCAACGTTCTCGGCACGAGACAGCGCGCGTGTTAATCTGCCCTGCGCGCCCTTCGCCCCTTCCTTCTGCACGTTCTGGGAGAGAGGGTTGCGCGATACGCCAGGCATCGGCTGGAGGTCGATCCACTGCTTCACCGGCCCCTGGCTTAGCATCTGTTGTGATACAATTGCCGTGGAGGTAGCGGATATGCTTGTTTCTAAAGTGCCCGATGGTTCTCGCGTGATGGTGCTCGACGACGGGAGGGCGAGGTCGCTTGTCGACGGTGCTTGGGTCGACGGGATCGCGTTCTCCGTGGACGAGCTGAAAGACTCGTTCGAACCTGTGACCGACCCCGCGGAAGTCAAGGCCATGGCCAGCGCTTCCTCGATCTCTGCCTCGGTCGCCCCCGACCGCGCCAAGTAGGCGTCCCAGCCCGCCTGGTAGCGGTCGCGGCTTTCCTGCAGGTCAGCCTCGAACTCTCGCGTCTGCTCAGGCGTGAGCTTGGACAGATCGAGGTTTCTCCACTTCTCGAATATCTCGTGGTTCTTCTCTTTCTTCGCGGCTTCCTGTTCCTCGATCGGAAGATAGTATTCGACGATCTGTCCGTTCGGCATGCGCAGATCGAACGCAGCGATGCGCCAGCCCCACTCCTTCGGGCGTAGCACCTTTGCCGTGTCCGGCTTGACGATCTCCACGCCCATGCTGCGAAGCTCGCTCACGATGGCGGGCAGATCGCGGATGTCCTTCAGCACCGTCTTGAAACGGAAAGCGTCTCGCACGTGCTCCACGCCGAACCAGGGCTTTGCAGCCTTGATCGAGGGGCGAGAAGCTTTTGCCAGGATCCTGTCGGGCTGCTTGAAGCTAGACTTCGAGACGGTGCCGAAGCGCTCGTCTATCCGCTTCATCAGGTCAGCGACGATCGGCTCGTTCTCCTTCGACAACTCGACGAGCTGCTGCACCTTCTCTTCGGGTGTGCCGGTCACTGGGTTAACGATGGTCGATTCATCCGCAGCCTGCGGCAGATACGGTACGCCTGGGATCTCAGCGCTCACCGTGAGGCCATGCTTCTGGAATACCTCCTCCGGCGTGACACCCATGCGCGCCGCCATCGTGGTGTAGAACGACTGCACGAGTTTGGCGTAGGCCTCGTTGACGTCGGCCGTGAAGCGATTCGCCTGCGTGAGCTGACCGAGGATGTTCTGGAAAACCGCCTCACTGCTTGCCTTGGTGGGCTCGTCCATCTGCGCTTCGGACAGAGCTTTGTCGGCCTGCTCCTTGAGCACCTTCGCTTCGCTCTGCAAGTAGACGTCGGCCTCTGCCAGGCTGAGCCCGTCCGCGGACAGACGGATATGCGGTATCAACGTCTGCTCAATCTCCGACCCAGGCAAGGTGGCGAGCAGCTCGCCGACGGAGAAGCGGACGTCACCTCCGGAGCGCATGGCGTCGCTGAGCTGGTCTTTCATCGACGGCAGCAGATCGTTGACCCGAGCCTCGTCGAGCCCAGCCTGGTTGAGCATTTCCACCAGGGTGCGCGCGTCGATGTAGACGTCCTGGATGTCTGCACCGGACGCCTCGGCCGCCGAGTCCACGAACTGGGCGAAAGACTGCGGATCCCGCTCGCGGAGCTTCGAGTCCTTCGCTGCCTCCATGATCTTCACGAAGCGCTCGTTCTGAGCCTTCGCCATCTCCGCGCGAGCGCGTCGCTCCACCAGGTTGCTGGCGGTCCGCACGACCGACGTCTGACCTGTGACGGTCACCATGGTCGAGATGAGCGTATCGAGTGCGGCAGACGGACGCTCCGCGATGAAGTCGTCCATCGTCTTGTCAGGATGGAGAAAGCGCCACTCGGTCATGTCCTGCGACAACGTTGCGACCTGCTCGCCGATGTTCTCAGCCACGATCTGCTTGGCCAACATCTTCAGGAACGGCGTGCCCGCTCCCATGTCCTCCAGGAACTTGAACACCGGAATCCACTCGGTGGCGACTTCGGTCGTCCCCTGCAGAATGGCGTAGGACGATGCCGTGTTGGTGTCGAGGCCGGCCTTCTTGGCCTTCACGTACTCCTGGCCCGTGGTCTGCGCGAAGATCGGCAGCATGGGCTTCACCAGGCCCCACATCACCTGTCCTCTGCTGGCCCCTTGCTTGATCAGTTCTGCCGTAGGCGCACCTGCAGTGCCGAGAATCCACGGCATCGTGACCAGGTTGCTGCCGAGCGACTCGAAGCCAGAGTAGACCGCACGCTCAACAGGCGTCATCGTCTCTTGCTTCTGGTTGAACTCCCTCAACTGCTGCGCGCGTTGCGCCTCGTGCTCGGCCATGCCGAACGTGAAGCGTGACACCGGATTCCCGAGCGGGCCGTTCTGCCCAAGCAACTTCTCTCCGACGATGTCGGAGATCATTGCGGAGGTGCCCCACAGTCCGGAGCTGAGCGAGCGTATCCCTGCCAACGTGTTCGTGGTCGCGTTGCCGAGATAGCGCAGCCCCTGCTCGATGGTGCCGAGTTTCTCTCTGTCGTCTACGGCGAGCTTCGCGAACCCTTGGTCCTGGTACTGCTTGAGCAGCGTCGGATGTTCGTCGAGGAAGGCCTCGTACTCGTTGAGCGTCTGCCGCTTCTGAACCTCTGGCAGGTTGCCCTGGATGATCGTCGCGGGCAGCCCGGTTTTTCTCTCAAGCTTCTTCGCCTTCGCGAAGTCTTCCGGGTTGCTCTCGATCGCGCCAAACAAAGACGAACGGGCGCCGAGCTGCGACTGATCCCTATCCTTGCGGAGGATGTCGTCATACTCGTTGGTGTCAGCACCAAGCAGCTCGTCGTACTCGTTCATTGGACCCCCAGCTTGCGCTTGTAGAGTTCGATGATCGTCTGCTCAGTGACAGGCGTCTTCTTCCTCTGCAAGGCAGCAGTGATTTTCTCGCGCTCCGAAGGAGGCACGTCCTTGATGGTGATGTTCGCCTTGAAGTTCTCCGACTTACCCTCGCGGAGAGCCTCGAAGTAGAGGCGATTCTTTCTGTACCAAGGCGCGTCTTCTTTCGACGCCATCTTGTTGATGATTACCTGCCGTTCCTCGTCCCGCAGCTTTCGCCCGACGCGCGCTTCCTCTGAGCGCAGCACGTCAGCTACAGTGCTGGAGAACAGACCTATCTTCTCTGCATCCGACTGCTTGTTCCACCCAAGCATGTCGTACGTGTCCTGCAACTGCCGCTGGAAGTTCTGAAGGTCCACCATGGCGGAGTTGGCATCCTGCTCGCCGCCTCTGCGCATCGCGTTCCTGACACTGAGTTGCAAGCGCTTGAGTTCCTCGTAGTCCGAGTCCTTCAGCTTGCCGCGATACGCCAGGATGTTGGCCCCCGCGAACTTCTGCGGGTCGAGACCTGCCATGTCGTACAGCTCGTTGTAGACCTTGTAGTCCGTGGCTATCCCGCTGCCCTCGCCCTTCAGGGACTTGATCTTCGCTTCCATGTGAGCCTTGAACCCGGACCACGTGGAGCCGTCCAGCTTCTCCAGCTCGGCAAGGTCCGACGGCTTGACGTCGCTGGGACGCCAGCGCTGGGCGAAGTCGCGCGAGACGTTGTCGACCAACGTGTTGACGCGATCGCGCCTTGCGCTCTCTCGTTCCGCGAAGGCCTGTTTGACCTCCCGTTCGATGATGTCGATGTTCGGATCGCTGGCGAAGCGCTCGCGCACATCCTTCAGCGAAGCCGCCTCAGTCATCCCAGAGCTGATGTATCGGCGGGCCTCCAGCGGCGCGGTCTGCTTCGCTCGACCAAGCTCGATCGTCTTCTCGATCTCGGTCCTGTCCGCCGGCGGGATCTTCTCCTTGTACGACTCGTAGTAGGCCTTGGCCGCCGTGGCGTCGCGGTTCACGTGCTTCTTCAGGATCTCCTTGTGGAGCACGCCGATCTTCTCCGCGATGAACTGCTCGCGCGTGTCTTTGTCACCGGACATACCTTCCGCGTCCAGTATCACCATCGCGCGTTTCGTTATCTCAGCTTCAGCCTGAGCGATCGAATCGCCGGTCGGATTTGCAACAGCCCAGTTCGTGCTTGCCGCAATTGATGCACTGGCGCTTTCGACGAGGGACTTGTTCCGCTCCTGCCTTTCGTGGCGGGACATGGTCTCCAGGCTTTGCAATTGCATATTGGCCAGCGTCCGCTGGAACATCTGGCCAGCCCGTGCCGTCTTGAACGACGGTGCGTTCTGCTTCACGGTGTCCGCCCACCACCTCTCGGTGTCTTTCGTTATGTTCCATGCTTTCAGCCTTGTGCGTGTCAGCGCCTCGTCCTGGTAGTCGAGGTACATCTTCTTCAGCGCGGACTCAGCGCGAAACAGGGTGTCGGCGTCCTCCTGCTCGTTCTGGGCGACCACGATCTGCGTGGCCGCACGGCCGGCTTCCATCAGGCCCGTGCCCACCTGCTGGAGCTGGCGCCCCTGAGCCGCACCGAAAGCGTCTGGGTTGCTGGACGCAGGCAGAGCCGCGCCAGGCAGTGCTGCCTCTCGAACCTGAGGCCCGTCGTATACCGGAACCTTCATCGGCTTACCTCTTCATCGAGTACCAGGAGGACGCCGCCTGCCCGCCGCCGCTGAGAGCGGCGCCCAGGGCAGTCATCCGGGGATTGATGGTGCTCGCGGCGTAGTCCTTCAACGAAGCCTCGGCGAGCAGTCCAGCGCCACGGACGCGAGACACCCACGCCTCCTTCTCAGAGTTGCCGCGCGTGGTCGCAACGTCCACTTCGGAGAAGTACGCGGTGTCGTCGAGGATGTCCAACGGGGATCCCTCGGTGATGTCCACGCCGTTGGCAGCGAAGGCCACCTGCTGCTTCGCCAGGACCTGCCGGCCAGCGCGGCTGACGTTGTGCATCTCGACCATGCCGCGCTTGAGCGCGTCCTGCGCCTGCAGCTCGGCAGCCGCCGCGTTGAGCCGGTCGACGTGGGCCCCATACTTCTGCGCGTTCTTCTGAGCAACAGATGAGGAGTAGGCGCCTGCGGTGTTGATCAGCGCCCCCGCACCCTGGGCGCCCATAGCAAATGCCGGAGAACACATCAGTTGAGCCCCTTGTAAAAGCGACGGAACGGAACCCGGTACGGTCCCAGAGGAGACGGCGCGTCGATCGAGAAGCCAAGGTTCTCTAACCACCTGATACTTCTATCGTTTTCCGCGCTGACGTAGTTCATGAGGACCGGGTAAGCCGTATGCATCTGGTCAATATACCGCGCCCCGAACCTTACGAGTCGCCCCCCGTGCTTTTCGAGGTGCTGAGTACCAAGAAGCCAGGGGACGCCGATGCCGGGGGTGACCGACACCCCCACCACACCGAAGACGGCAGCGAGTCTGCCGTCTACCCACATGCTCCACGCGATGTCTGATCTTTTGATGCCATCGCGCACCATCTCCTCGAACGGGAACCCATGCAAGGCGACCATCTCTTCTTTGTCCGCGGTACGAAGGGAGGCGAACAGCTTGTCCAGGTCGCTGTTCTCGGTGAGGGTAAAGTCAGTCCGGGATTGCAATTTCGGCTCCAAGGGAAAGCAAGGTGCAGGGCAGGGGGTCCGTCTGGCGCACGCATATCCTCGCGTCCAGCTCGTAGACCGAATCGATCGGCAGCTCGATGGTTCGAGTCTGCAGCACCGGCGGCAGGGAAGAGCTGTCCGGCGGGAACGGCCGCAGATAGTCGAAGCTAGGGCCGGCGTCGAGGCCGGAGCTGTCGCGCACGCGCAGGTAGACCCTGTCTGGTGCCTTGAGCTGAGACATGCCCGCGTCAGGCGATCCCAGGGCCACTGGCAGCGTCTCCAGGTCGGCCTGGTAGGGTAGCCCCACCTGGACCTTCTGCGCGGCCACGGGCAGCGTGATACGCCCGCCGGTGACCGTGAAGGGCCCGACGACGCTGCCGTCTGCCAAGGCCTTCACCGACAGCCCTTCGAGGTGTCTGAGGCCGGTGATGACGGTCGCTGCGGATCCTGAGTAGGTCACCCCTGCGTCGAGGAAGAAGCAGTCCTCCAGCGTCGAGACGTCGCGGTCGTCCAGCCGTTCGATGTAGCGGACGGTCTGTCCGTTCACCGTCCGGCGCACGAGCACGTAGACCCCGTCCACGTTCCCCTCGCGCACGCAGGCGACCGACTCGAAGAAGCCGTCCGTACTGTGGGTGTGCCACGCCGCCACGTTCTGGCCTCTGACGTACGTCATCCCGAGAAGCGTTCCGTCCTCGCGCACGACCCACAAGATAGGGATCGGCAGCTTCTGCATCGCCATCTGGACCCCAACCTTCCCAGGCCCCAGAAGGTGGTCGGCCAGCAGGGTGGCGTCGGTGGTGATGTAGGACTTGTTCTCGTCGCTGTAAGCGATTTCGCGGACCTTCGTTGCACCCGCCTGCAGGTACAGGCACACGTTCCCGATCACGACGGGTTGTGCATCCGCTGCGCCGAACTCGTCTTGCTTCTTGACGCCGATCGAAGCGGGCGTCAGCGCGCCCCCGTCCGTCGGGGATATCAGGTGCTCGTTGCCGTAGGTGAGCGCGAGCAAATCCGACAGCGCCACGAGATGATTGATGCGGTTCTGCTCGCGGGCGATGCGAAAACGCATGGCGTCGGTGTCTCGCGCAGGCACAGACTCCGCGAGGTTGGACTCCGTGCCGGTCCTAGTCGCCCACACGTTCTGCGGCTTGTTGTTCGTGCCGGCGAATAAGCGACGCTGATCCGCATGGGCCACCGCACCTGGGCGGTTGTCCGCACCTGTGAACGGCGTACTGTTCTCCGGCGGCGTGGTGACCAGGTCAGGGTCGATGTTGTCGTCCACGAAGCTGAGCGAGGTCGTCTGGCCGATGTAGCCGAACACCCCGTTGCGCTTCTTGTAGACGCTGTACCTCGTCGCCCCGGAGGAGGCGGACCAAGACACCGTGTTCTTGTTCCCGGCCGTTGTCAGGTTGTTGGTGCACGACACCGTCGCCGAGGCCACGGACTCTTCCAAGTAGTCCGGCGTGTGCGCCGTCACGACGTACTCGTAGGTCGTCGTGCCTGTGCCGGTGGTGGCCACCACGGCGACCCCCGTGGGCGCGCTCACCCCGGGCGCGAACGTGATGGTCGTCAACGTCCAGTTCGTGGCGCTCACGCGGCGCAGCTCCCGGAGGTCGTAGAGCGGATGGGCGAGAGTGAGAATGTCTCCGGATTGACTGTAGTGAAGACTCTTTACATGGTCCGCATCATAGGGTGTGCTGACGCTGTAGACGCGCGACACCGTCCCGCCGGAAACGTAGGCCGGCAGGGCGCTGGCGTTGACCGCTACGCCGCGCAGATCGAGCAGCTCGAACTCGTCCGTGCTGGGGGTGCCGACGAGGTAGAACTGCCCGTTGAGTTCGGTCGGTCCGGCGGTGAGCCCGGAGACGAACACCATCTGCCCCGCGGTGTACCCGTGCGCCGACACCGTCAACACCCCAGGGTTGGAGAAGGTGATGCCGGTGATGTTCTTCGCAGTCTCGACCAGCGTCGCGCCCAGTGTGTGGAAGCGCACGTACTGGTGGCCAAACTCCAGGACGAAGGTCTGCGAAGAGTTGAACGTGAACGGGATGAGCGCGGCAGTCTTTGTGATGTTGCCGGATTGGCAGACGAAGCGGAGCCCGGCCCGGTTCTTCACCGGCCCAAGAGGAGACACGATCCAGTTGTCGCACTCGGCCAAGGCGAGCGTGAACTTGTCGATGTCATTGCGCCCGAATATCTCGGGCGACACCACGCCGGCGGAGAAGCCCCGCCACATTATCGGTCGCTTCATCGCTGACGCATCCTAAGCCACTCGGGGGTGTGATCCTTCATGAAGTTCGAGGCGTTGCTGTTCAACGAAGACGCCTGCGAGATGACTGCACGGTACTGGAGGAGCAGCTCGTTGGACACCTTGCGAGACTTCGTGACCGGCCCCGCCAGGTACGACGCCACCAGCAACGACGTTGCGAAAACGAACGTCGGAGAAAACAGGCCGGTGTTCGTGATCTTCTTCGTGTACCGGAGGACAGCGTTCTCCACGTTCGTGTAGAGAATCTGCCCCTCGACCGAGAACGGGTTGTCGGCGGACTCGTCGATCGTGTTGGCGTCGAACACTTCACGCGCCTTCAGGTAGTCCGCCGGCAAAGAGTAGGCGTACTCCCAGTTCGTAAGCGTGTTCGTGGTCTGCGCCAGCGCCACCCGTGTCGTGGCGAAGTCCCACGCGTACGCTTCGAGAGCGATGTCGCGAGCCATCGAGTAGAACATCGCCGCGTCGCCGGCGTACTTCGATTGATCCGGTGGACTGATCGAAGTGATCGACGCGCGTTCGCCCAGGTGCGATAGAGCAAGGTTGCAGATTTCGACGTCGGAAGCCATGGGTCACCTGCTGGAGAGCACGGCCCAAGGGCCGATGTTGGGGCGGACGCCGTACTTCCTGCCGAAGCGATCGCGTGCGCCCTGGATGTACGTGCCAGCCCCACGGGCGGGAGACTCCGGAGAGAGGCCAATCCAGGGGCGATCTCGATCGCGATACATCGGGTTGAGCAGTACGGGATTGACTGCAGAGAGCGGGGTGGATCCTGCAGAATCGATGACCGGCGTCGCCACGTTCCAGAACAGGTTGTTCGATTCCACGCTCGACGCGCCGCGCCGGATGCCACGCTGGAACCCGTCGATGATGTTGTTGCGCGTGATGATCGAAGCGCTGGACGTCGTCGACCGGATCGCCGCTTCGCCAGTATCCGCGGACCCGAATGCTTTGATCAGCAGATTGTGCTCGATGCGGAGGTCCGTGATGGTGGCGCCCCAAATGTGTCCTGTGTTGGTTCGGCCATTGCCGCCGCGGATGACGTTGGCCTCGATGACGGTGCCGTTCGTGCCGTAGTAGATCGAGGACGTAGCCGACTCGATGTAGTTGCGCCGACACAGAAGCTTTTGGTCAGAGTACACCGCGGTGTGGAGGTCGGAGGATCCTGATCCGACGAAGCCACGCACCGTGTTGTCCTCGAAGCGGGTGGTGCCCGAGAAGCCGAGGGATTGGATGAACGCCTGCTTCGAGTCCATGTTCTTGTGGTCGATGTAGTTGTGGTGAACCCACAGGTCCGTGCAGGACTCGAAGAATTGGATGTTGTCACCCAGGGCGTCCAGCAGCGACGGATTCAGCAAGGTGTTGTACGCGACCTCCGCCTTGTTGGTTGCTCGGAACCACATCTGGTCCGACCCGGTGCCGTCGATGACGTTGCCGAGGGCATATACCTCAGCGAGAGCTGACGTTCCCCCCGCGGCGAACGCGGTCAGGTACCCCGTCGCGCTGGCGTAGTACGTCATGCCGCAGTTGTAGACCTCGTTGTTGAGCAAGGTCAGGATCCCAGTGCCGCTGCCGGTGTTCATGTTGGCGCACGCGGCCGCGCAGCCGTTGAACACAATCCCCTCGACCGTCCAGTTGCCGCCGCTGCCTAGGGCGAAGACCCGGCCTTGCGTGCCGAGGTCGCCAGGATCCGGATGCCTCACCACGGGCTTCGGCGTCCCAGGCCACTGGCGCACAGCGCCGTTCAGGATCGAGGACCACTGACAAGGAATGGCCGTTGCCGGCATGACGTAGTCGGGCCCGCCGCCCTTCAACCACACCTCGTCCCCAGACGAGATAGTGTGATCCGACGGAAGTCTCTTCGGAGACAGTGGACTCAGTCCAGTGTTGGCAGTCGACTGCGCCGCTGAGATGGACGAGTCGGTGTATCGTATAGCCATCAGTACCTCCCTGCCGCGTACGCCCCCAACGGAACCCGACCCGGAACGCCCTTGCCGTTGCGCAGCAGCAGACCATACGCATACGACCCGAGCGCAGCGAGCGGGTTGGTCACGGAGACATCGCCTACCTTGAACGGGACGCGCAAGGTGTCGTCACCTTCGAGATACCTGTCGAAGCTGTCTATCACCTTCGCGTCGGTTTCCGACAAGCCCGACACGCGAGCAAGACGGGAGAGGATGGCGTTGGACACCGCTGTCGTTCCGCTCGCGCTGCTCGCGTCGACGAGCAGTCCGTAGTCTCGAAGCATCGAGTCGATGATGTTGTTTCGAATCTCGTTGCCAGTTGACATCGACGATATCTGGACAGAGGACGTGTACGAGTTGACAAACCCCGCGTCCCTCAACGCCTGGTTGTTCCCTCGGATCGTGTTGTTGAGGATGCGGTTGTTCCGAGCGCGACTTGCGACGAGGCCGGGCCACAGGTTGTCGCGCATCACGTTGCCAGTGACCACGTTGCGATCTCCACGGTTGAGCGATATCCCAGCGCCCGCGTTGCCCCAGGTGCGGCAGCCGATGATCGCGGAGTCGTCCGTGAAGTCGTCCAATGCGATGCCGTGCCCTTCGTGGTACGGGTAAATGTCGAACGCGTTGTTGTCCCACGCTTCGCAGAATTCGTACCGCACCGTGGTCTTGCGCCCCCAGCAAACTTGGAGAGTCTGCCCGTTCGGGTTCACCCCGTTGAGATTGACGTACAGCACGCCCGTCCCCGCACCTGGGACGTAGCCGTATTCGCCAGGCGCCGGGTTGGTTGGCGTCGCCGTGTTGCGAACCAAGCTCGGGTAAGTGCCTGCGGAAGCGCCGCTGTCGACGTTGACGTAAGACACGTCGGTGGTCGACTGCGCGAACTCTGTCATCGTCCGCTGATATACCGAAGGTCCGCCGGTGAACCCCGAGGTGAACCCGGTACGACGACGTAGAGAAGAAGCGCCGTGGGCTCCCTCCGCCTTGCCGTTGCGAGCGAACTTGCAGCGGCGATAGACGAGCCCGGTCACGTCAACAGCGAAAGCTCCATGCCCTTCCCCGTCGTAGAACTCGCTGTCCTCGACCAAGACGTTCTGAACGAACAGCGTTTCCGTAGCGTCACTCTGGACGTAGAAGAGCCCGGACTTGGTCCCACCAGGCTTCCCCCTGGCCACGCATCGGCGCAGCGTGATGTTGAACAGGTTGCCGGCGTTGGCATGCAGCTGGAATGGGATCCCAGAGTGGCCAGACGTGCGGACGTCCAGGTCTTCCACCGTCAGGTTCGAGTTAACCGTAGTGCCGCCGCTGATGTTGAGCGTGGGCCCGGTGGTGTTCGGTGTGTCGAGAATGGCGTGAGGAACCTGTGCGGCCCCGTACGCTCGGACGTACGACATGACGCTGCCCACGCCGTTGCCCATCTTCGGGCTCCAGCCGTTGGCGGTGTTCGTCATGTGCACCGACCCGCGCTTCAGCCAGTACGTGTCGCCGGGGTTGCCGTGCGAGGTCAGGGGGAACTGGTAGGGGTTCGCCCAGGTGCCGGTGCCGGTAGCGTTGCTCCCGGTCTCCGGGTTGTACACGATGTCTGCCATGCTGCCTCCGAGTAAACTGTCAGGTCCCCGTCTTGCCTCGGCGAATGTCAAGGATCCCGTACCGGCCCCAAACCCCACGCCTGGCCCCGGTCACCTCGGTCAGCTCGATGCGGGGAGCGCTTCCGCCGAACAATATACCCCCAGATGCGATTACCACACGCTGAGATTCCCGGCTGGAATAGCCGGCGGCCCCACCAAACAGGGCCCCGCCGGCCGCTACGGCCGACCGCCCCCGTGCCACCAAGGACGCCCCACCCACCAGGATGCCCCCGGTGGGAACGACCTCCAGGCTTTGTAGGCCGCTCGTGGTGACGGGCGCCGTGCCGCCCAGCCTCATACCCCCTGTCGGGTCCACTGTGCGCCCGTAGGACCTCTCAGCCGTCCCACCGAAGCGGATCCCGCCCGAGGCCGTGTAGGCGTAGGACTGCGTCCCCGTGCTCGTGCTGTAGTCCGCCGCGCCCCCGACCAGCAGGCCTCCGCTTGTGGCCGGCTGCGCTCGGCGGACAGGGGTTGCCGCACCGCCCAGCAGGATCCCACCTGCTGCCGTCCAGGATGCCTTGGCAAGCACGGACCCCGCCCCGCCTAACCGCATCCCACCGCTGGGCGTGACGGTGAGGGACTGCGTCCCGCCCAGGCTGTAGAACACCTCGCGCTCGGCCGGCTCGAACACCTGCCACGGGTTGAGCAGCAGCCGCCGAGCCATGGCCGCCGGCATGCAGCGCGTAGCGTAGCCGACCAGGTAGGCCCCGAACGACCCGGTAGAAGTCGAGAGGTCTATCGTCCCCGTGCCCGCGTTCATGCCTACGGTTGTCGAGACTTCGGTCGCGCCGAGCGGACTTGCGCCGAGTGGCGGACGCCACATCGCACGCGACGTGGTCCCGTCGTAAGTGAAGATCACCACGAACATATCGTTCGTGAAGGTGCTCCACGCCGCCCCCGGCACGGTAGGGCCTGACGCGACGCCAGTGTGCGTCAACGTGATGTAGGCGCCCCCGAAGGTTGTGTACGGTTCGAGGCGAAACCCACCGCTCGTCGTGCGCAGCACCGAGATCGGCGTTCCGGTGTTGACCACGTTCATCGGCCCACACCAGAGAATGGTGTAACCGGTCGTCGTAGTCGGCAGCGGCGCGTTGATCGACTCCAACGCGTTGACGCCGTACCAATTGCGGCCAACGTTGCCGCCGCCGTGCATCAAAGTGCCGCGTGGCGTCAGTGGTCGGCCGGTGGCCGCATTGAAACCCGGGAGAGCTTGGTTGACCAGGACGTCCCAGCGAAACTCTCGCGAGGCCATCGCCCTACGTTTGGGCTGCGTCATCCATGGGCGCTGCCCCGCCGGGTAGTGCCGGCTCACGACTTACACCGGTCCGCGAGTGAACGACCGCGCCTTCAGCGTGTAGTTCGCCGAGACCAGCGCGCCGCATCCGTTGTACAGCATGACCTTACCTTCCTTCGGCGCGTCGTAGGCGTAGCACACAAGAGTCTGCGATGTGGACACGTCGTCGGCCACGAAAGAAGCGTAGTAGTAGGGCCGGTACGTGGCGTCGATGTCTTTCGCGTCAGTCGTGCCATCTACCTGCTGCGGCACGATGTGCACGTCGATCGTGCCGTTCAAAGTCGGCGCCGCGCCGAAGGTCGTGGTCAGCACGAATTCGATATCCGGGTAGTCTCCGGTCTGCGTGGACGAATACGGATTGCCAGACCCCGCCGGTGTGCCGACCGCAGTGGACGCGATCGAGCCGTCTGTCCCGCTGCTAAGCGTCCACTGTGTCCCGTAGACCTTCTTGGTCTCGTTCGCCACGATCAGTCACCGTTGAGGACCGTGCTGATCTGAAACTGCGCCAGCGGGAAAGGGTAGTTTCGATCCAACCCCGAGACCGTGTTCGTGGTGCGCGTCGTCCCACCGAGGATGACCTGACACCGGGTCGCCTTCTCACGCAGCGCCTGCAGCACCCCCACAGCGTCGGTCGCACCCCACACGTCCAGCACCGCCTGCCTCATCTTCAAGCGGCCGATGTCGAGCGGCGTGTTGCGCAACATGAGATCCCAGCTCGCGCGCTTGCCGGCAGTGAGCGCGTCGTACTTCGTGAGGTCGATCGCCTCAAACATCGCGCGCCCGTCTGCCGCAGCAAGCCACGCATCCGTGGTCGACGCGCCGTTGCACCACACGGTGATAGCCCCGTCATCCCTGTTCGCGATCTGAGTCGCGATCGTCGGCTCTGCAAAAAGGGCCGCGCGGAGTGTCGTCCGCTGAGCGGGTGACAGCTCCTGCGCGGAAAGGCCCGACGTGAAGAGCGCGAGGAAGACAACGGACACAACAAAGCGAAGCGTTTTCATGACGATGTCCTTATGGAGTACGGTCGGCCGTGATCTTCGGAGTGAGAAGAATCTGGTCGCCGTTGTTGGCGGGGGTGAAAGCGGTGAAGGTTTCGGCCAGGAGCAGGTCGGCGGTCGAGGCCCGTGTGACGTAGTACCCGCGCACGGTGGCGCTGCCGGTGAGCGCACCGGTGAACGTCCACGTCTGCTGCGCGTAGGCAGCCTCCGACGGCGATCCGCCCGTGACCGTCCACGAGGCGCCCGTCATGGTCTTGTTCGCGTAGCCTCCACCGGATGCCTCGGTGTAGGTGCCAGCGGTGTCAGTCTCGGCCGGCGTGACCGAGTTCGTGAACAGCCGGTAGACGAGGTTCTCGGGCGTCGCGACCTTGTTGACCAGGTACGACAGCGCGACCACGTCGCCGTTGTTGCAGAGAACGAGCGCCATAGGTCACCTCACTTGTAGCCGAGCCGGGCCGCCAGCTCAACATCCCCCGGCCTGCGCGGCGCGGGGATTTCGAGGTAGTCGGCCTGACGTAGATTGGTCACGAGCGCGGACATCGATTCGAGGTCTGTGCCGTCGTCGTGCACGAGCATCACGTCCGCGATGCCTTCGCGATTCACGCCGCGGAGGATGCCGACATAGCCTCGGTACACGACCCACATACCCCGTCGGATGTTCGGCCCGAAGAGCGGCTCGCCGAGGAATTGCCCCTTCGGCTCGACCACCAGAGTCTGCGGTATTGCGATCTCCGGCTCAGTCGCGATGGGCTGCTGCACCGGGGCCTCCGGCTGCCCGCCGGAAAACAGTCGGCTCAAGAAACTCATGAGAAGCTCCCGTTGGCGCAGTAGTGCATGTTCCCGATTTCGCCGGCGGTGGCAGCGTCGAGGTTGATCTTCCACCCGCCGTTCCTGGATCGCAGGCCTACCGGCACGCGCGCCGTCACACCGAGCGCGATCGTGATCCGGTAGGCGAGCAGCTCCGTGGTGCCGTCCTTGATCGCCAGCGTCACCGCGGACGACCCGCTGCCGTTGCGCACAACGACCTCTTCGAGCAGATCGCCCGCAGCACCGTTGGCACCGAGCGTGATGTCGGCGGCATCCGTGGTGGCGGAGCCAGCGACGTACTCACTGCCGGCGGCGAACACGGCGAGGCCACCGACGATAGGATCCTCGCCCGAGAGGAGCGAGGCCAGGTACACCTTGGCCGCATCGGCCACGCCGCCCAGAGGGGTGACCCCTCCGTCGGCGTTCTTCACGAGCATGTTGGACATGCGGCCCTCCTACAGGATCAGTCCGTCAGATCGTCCGCGTTCTGGGCGGCGTCGCCATCGGCATTGCCGACAGCTTCGCCGTCCGCGGTCTCGCGTGCGCGAGCAGGAGCTTTCCCAGGTACTTTCTTCTTCGCCGGCGGCCCGTCGAGCCACTCCATGGAATCCGCATGGAAGTGCTCTTCCTTGAGGATGACGAACTCCGGCCGCTTGTTGGGCGTGTGGAGGACGTTGTCGTAGTAGACGGGCGCCGTGGCGCGAACTCGAAAAGACATGGGTCAGCTCCTGGTAGAGGGTTGAGAATCAGCCCGTGATGGTCACGGCGTCGTTGTAGTACGCGAGCTTGTCGACCATGTTCAGCGGCACCACAAAGGCGTCGACCGGGATCGTGCCACCGCTGCCGGTGAAGGTGTAGTTCGCTCGCGCGTACCGTTCGCCGCGGTAGTCGGCCGGCAGCGGAATCACCCACCGCGCGCCCGTCACCACTTCAGCGATCGGGATCGCGTCCGTGATGGCGACAGCCCTCGGGGAAGAGAAGCCCGAATTGTCGTCGACCTGCCAGGTGATGGTCAGGGCGGTGACCGAGCCGGCGGTGACCGTGCCGGGCACGCTCACCACAAGCGCCATCGGCTCGCCAGCGCCGATCTCGCGATCGGAGCCGAAGTCGATGTGGTCGGTGGAGGCCGCCGTCGCAGTGAGCGACTGGGCGGACGAGATTTTCATAAAAGCGTCGATGATCATTTGCTTCTCCTTGAAGCCCGCGTCTCCGCAGGCTTGATCTGTCAGGGTGTCCTGTGCGTAAGAACCGCTTAGGAAATCGAGGGCTCGTTTTCGAGAAGCTGGTCGCAGATGCGGATCGGCACACCACGGAAGGGCGGGATGCCGGCGGTGATGCCCTGAGGCCCACCGTAGGCTTCTGCCTTCGTGTTGTACTGCACGTTGTGGATCACCCCGGAAGCAGCGACCTTGGCCATCATCTGCAGGTCGAGGAACTGCGCCACGGTGCGGTTGCAGTAGAACACCGGCCGCCCCATGCGCAGGCTCGGCACGCGGTACAGAGCCTTGGTCATCAGCTTGACGAGGTCCGCTGCGCTGGACTCACCCGTGAGCTGAGAGATGTCGATGTTCGGGATCCGAACCACGTAGCGCCAGTCGCGAAGCGCGATACCGCACTTCCACTGCCAGTGGTCGCGATACGCCTTCATGCGAGCGCCGCCGATACCGTTGGCATTCTCGACCGTCACGAGACCTTCGTCCTCGTGGTAGATGCCGGCCTTCGAGCCCTTGGGGAAAATTCCGTGGCACGAGTTCTGACCCCACACCACCAGCCAGATCGAGGTGTTGTCGTTGCCGGTGCCACCGCCTTTCACGATGTTCTGACCGTTCTGCGCGGTGGTGCTGGAGTAGCGCACCGACAGACCCGTGAACTCTTCCGGCGCGACACCGCTGTTGCCGTAGAACAGGGTCTGAGCCATCTCCTGGTTCATGGCCTCCAGGAAGGCCTGGCCTTCGGAGAGACGGAACGCATTGGAGTTGCCGTTGAGTTCGAGCAGGTCCTTGTCCACTTCGGACCATGCTTCCAGCATGCCCGCGTGTTCGTCGACCTGCGCAGTCGTGGACTTGCTGGGCTGCACGCCGTTGTTGATCAGACGCCACGCCACGGACGGGAGGCCCGTACGCATCGTGGTGCGAGTTCCGGTCGGCAGGTTGCCCTCGACATAGAGCATGTCCTGGAGGATCTCGTTGGTCTGACCGAGCAGCTCGACGATGTCGGCCACGGTGCCCTTCGGATCCAGACGCTTCGCCCAATCGGCAAGGGTCATTACGTTGTTGGAAAGCTGAGCCATTTAGGTGTCCTCACTTCTTGGTGGACTTGCCGTACATTTTGTCGGCGATGTCCTCCAGGGTTTGCTGTTCGCTCTCGCCGCCGCCCATCGCGGACTCCTTCCTCGGCGGCGTGTCCTGCCTGAGAAACTTCCCCAGACGGTACATCGCGCGCACGAGACCAGGGTGGTCCCCGAGGCCGGACTGATCGAGGTACGTGAGTTCGTCTTTCGTGAAGACGTTCTTCGCACCCTCGATAGCGAGGGCCATGTTTTCCTGGTAGCGGTCACCGCCGATTTCGGGGTCCTTGGTTTGTGCGTCTCTCCAGCCCTTGACGATGGCAGCGTGCTGCTCTTGCTGCGCCGTCTGGATCTTCTGGACCAACTTCACTCCAAGGTCCGCGATGCTCTGCGCGCTCTCTTGACTCAGCTTATGAGTGCGGGCGAAAGCTTCGAGGCCATCCGTCACCTCTGGGTCGAGCGTCACACCTTCCGGGGCAGCGAACGAGTACTTCTCGGGAAGCTTGGCGGACGAACCAGGAGCGTCCCCTTCCTTGCCTTCCGATCCATTCTCGGTGCCCCCGCTGGCCCCTTCCTGCGTGCCGCTCGATTCCTTGCCGCCGCCGGCTTTGCCAGTGGCGTCATCCTTGCCAGTGCCTTCATTGCCCTTGGCGCTTTCGTCGCCTTTGGCATCGGACTGCTGGAGCGCGCCGCCCAAGGCGGTGGTCGTACTCGTGTTCTCTTCAGCCATCGTTGTTCTCCCGCATCATCTGCACGAACAGGTCGACCGAAACACCCATGATTTCGAGCATGATCCGCGATGACGCGGCACGCTCCCCGTTCCGGTAGTTGACGTGCGCGAGATCCCCCGGCGCGTCGACACTGAAGGGACGGCCCGCGGCGATATATCGCCAGAGGAGCCGTCTGCCCTGCGGTGTCGATAACACGTGCTCAAGATCCTTTCGCTCCTCTGCCTTGCGAAGCTCTCTTTCGAGCTTCGCTTCCTCAGGCGGCTGGTTCCGGTTCATGGGGGCCTCACGAACGATGGTGGGAAGAATACACGTCTAAAAAGCTGCGAGGCGCCCCCTACTGGGAGAACATGCTCACGACGTCGGTGAGCGCGTTCTGGCCACTCGTGTCGGCCGAGGCCAGGTCCTTCGCACCCTTCGCCATCTCCGCGCCCATCTGGATGTTCTGCGCGGCCTGCTGCTGCTGCGCTCGATCCTGACGAACGATGGCCACACGGTCGTTGGCCACGATCGCGTCAGGATCCGCACCGAGCATGTCTGCGTATAGATCGATCACCTTGTCCGTGTCGACCTTGTCCCACGCTTCCGGCCGCTGCTGCGCGATCGCGCCCACGGTGCCGAGCAGTCTGTCGATGGCCTGCAGCCCGATGGCCTTCTGTGCTTGCGCGAGCGTGGACACGAACTCGATCTTCAGCTCCTGGTCCTGCAGCTCCATCGGAGGTGTCGGCAGCAACCCGGTGCGAACGAGACGATCGAAGGTCAGCTCGATCAGCGGACCGAACAGCTCGGTGTGCAGGTTCTCCATCACCGGGCCCAGCATCAGCAGTTTCTCTTCGTGCCTCTCGGCCACCTCGCGCGCAGTCAGCTCGCGCCCCGTGTCCATGCTGGCCAGCATCAGGAACAGGTCGACGTAGAACACGCGGTCGATTCGCTGCTGCGTCTGCAAGATGTCCTCTCGCACCGACGCGGTGTCGAGCTTCACCTCGTACGCCGAGCGAATGCCGCCGCCCGCCGTGGTCTGGTCGTAGAAGGACACGCCGCCAGGCAACAGGTCCGCATCCTTCAGCGTCGACGGGACCTGGACTGGAGGATCCGACTGGTAGTCGATGGCCTTCGCCTTGCGCTTCTCCAGGAACTGCAGATGGATGACGTCGCCCAGCGCTTGCGCCCCGAGGCCGCTGCCGTACGTGTCGCCGGCAATGGTCATCCATCTCGGCGCCAGCACGGGGAACTTGCGGAAGCCGGAGTCACGCAGCACGACGCCAGACGGTCCGTTGGGCTCGAACCAGGTCGAGCGGAACGGCATGTTGCGAGCACCGCCAATGGACCGGTCGCGCTCGTTCTCCGGCCTCGGTTCGATGATGTGCATCACCGGGACGCGGTGGTCGTAGTTGCCTCGGTCGTACTGATTGCGCACCGAGAGCGACACGTTCTCCAGACCGAACTCCTGCACCATCTCCCACACCGTGTACGGCACCTCGCGCACAAACGTGTTCACGCGCCGGCGGAAGTCGGTGGCCAGCGCGTACTCCCCGAAGGTGTGGGGCTGGTGCCAGATCACGTGGTCGAAGTCGTCGTAGAGGACGTTCGCCGCGGTGGAGAACGCGGACAGCTCGTTGTAGATCAACTGCAGCGTCTGGTAGGTGTTGGAGCGCGCGAACACGTCACGCATCAGACTGCCCACACTGTGCAGCCACTGACGCACTGAGTCGTAGTCCGCGAGGTCTGCATCGGGTGTGGTGACCCGGAACCACGGACGAGCCGGGCTTGAGGCACCGGCCATGAGGCCCGCCGACAGCGTGCGACGTGCGATCCACGCGTGATTGTTGATCGTGTCGCCGAACGTGCGCTGGTTGCGATTGCGCTCGTGCAAGGACCACCGGCCACCTTCGGGGTAGATGTAGCGGGCGATCTCTTTCATCTCCGCATCCCACTGGGATCGGTCGGTCCACAGCGCGCTCTTCCGGCGCAGCAGCCTTTCGTGCAAGGTGAGCTTATCCATTGAGCGCGCCCCCAAGGGTGGTGCGTGCGAGCGACAGTCGCGACGGGTCGATCCCGAGCGCACCGGTCAGCACGGTCCTGCCGGCCGGCGACGCGTCGTCGTTCTTGCGCTTCGGTGGCTTGATGTCAGGAGCACGCGCGGACTGCGTGCCAGGCTCGATGCCGGGCAGCGAAGGCAGGTCCGGCATCTTCGGTGGCTTCATGGCCTGGTAGCCCGCGCGTGCCAACTCGCTGCCGCCCATCGTGACGCCGGCTGCGACACCGCGCACGATCAGGTTGTTCGAGGACAACGGGTTAAGGTTCGGACTGCACATGGTGGTCTCCCTACGCCGCTCGGCGGGACATGTCTCGGTGGGGGTCGTGCTGGCGCCTCGCAGTCGCAGCAGCGGAATGGTTGTCGGCCTGGTCGGCCAGCTTCTCGTGCGCGTTGTAGGCGAGCGTGAGCGCGCACGCATCCGCCGTGTCTGGCGACACTAGTCCGTCGATGATCATCTTCTCCTTGCGCATGAGGATGATCTGGTCGGCATCGGTGAACGTGTACTCGATGGCCGACACCTCGTTGAGCAACTCGTCATCCTTCGGTAGCGCACCACCCACGAGCCACTCCTTGAACCTGCCGTACATCTCGGCGCGCTTGTTCTTGTACATCGACGGATCGTCGGCATCACCACCGAACTGCACGCCGAAGGTGATATCGTCGTAGCCCAGCTGCTTGAGCCGGTCCACGACCGGGCCACCCATCCCGCCCTCGTCGACGTTCACGAGCACCTTGAGCCCGAGCGAGCGCAGCTTCTTGATGTGCTCGGACACGAGCCCGGCCAATCGCATCGAGTCGAGCCCGCGCTTCTTGATAAAGCCGAACTGACGCATGTCGCGCCCGAGCCGCGTCGCGATCACGGACTGACAGGGGCCGAAGCGTGCGACGTCGACGCCGACGACTGCCAGGTCCTTGCGGTTGCCTGGCGGGATGTCGCGGAGCATCGCCTGGTCCACGCGCTCGCGGTCGATGAACTGCATAGTCGATGCACGAGGGAAGACACCGCGCACGCGCACCCGCACGAAGTCCGAGTCCTCGCCTTCGTCCTGCACCCACTTGTCGAGCTGCATCTTGTTCGTACCCTCGACCGCGCGACTGTCGAGCTGCAGACACTCCCAGCGATGGCGCAGTCGATGGAAGCAGTCGAAGAAGCGGCCGACGTTCTTCGTCGGGTTGCCGAACGCGAACCACATGATCTCCGTGTCCGCGTCGGTCAAGGCGCCCTCCGCCACCTCCCAGATTCTGTCAGCGATGGCCGAAGCCTCGTCGAAGATCAGCACGATCCGCTTGCCCTCGTTGTGCAGACCAGCGAAGGCCTCAGTGTTGTGCTCCGACCACGGCACCATGTCCACCCGCCAGGTCTTGGCGTGGCGTGGGTCAGTCGAGTGCATCGACGTGGACTCGAAGCGGAACCAGTGACTCGTGATGCACATGCGGTGCCACTTGGCCAGCTCGGGCCAGGTCTTGCCGGTGAGCTGGCCTTCGGTGTTCGCAGTCACCACGATGCGCGTGTCCTCGCGCGTCGATATCGCCCACTCGATCAGCATCGCCACCAAGGCCGACTTGCCCACGCCGTGGCCCGTCGAGGTGGCGTGCTGTATCACCTCGTCGAAGGTCATGGCGTTGGTCCGCAGCCGCTCGCCCACGCGCTTCAGGAAGCGCTCCTGCCACAGGCGTGGCCGCTTGTGGCGGGCTAGGTCGGTGCCAGGTTGGCCCCAGGGGAACGCGAACATGACGAACCCGTAGGGATCCTTCTCGAACCGGCTGATCTCCTGGACCAGCTCCAGGTCGGAATTACTTAGGGTCGCCGCTGCCGCCACTGGTGCGCTCCCGCGCCGCGGCGAGCGCTGCGGCCAGCGAATCCGTGCCGACGTTCACGTTCACCGTGTCGCGATAGGTTGGGATGTGCTTGCGGATGTAGAGCGACGCGAGCCCGTCGCTGAACTTCCTCACGTTGCCCACGTGCATGCCCTTGTGGAAGACCGGCTCGATGAATCCCTCGAACCCGCGCCTGCGAATCTCCTCTTCGAGGAGCGTGATGCCCGAGTCGTGGCACCGCTTCTCCTGCTCGCAGAACACCGGCGATCGCTCCCGCCACCGAAGCACGGTCATGCGGTGCACGCGTGCCGCTTTCGCTGAGCGCGAGATGTGCGCCGTCTGCGACAAGTGCACGAGATAGGCGATCTGATGCAGGTCCGTGATGCCGGCGGCCTCCAGCTCCGCACGCAGGTCGTGGTCCTCGGTGACCTGCCCCTCTGCATCGAGCACAGGGGAGCCGCCGTGGACCTTGCTGGGGTCGCCCACGGTCACGTCATCGTCGTCTTCGTCGTAGATGGGTTCGTCTGCCATGGGGCGCACTGTACACGTTTCAGGACATGCGAGGCGCCCCCGTCACCCCAGGTGCGACCACCGCTCACCTCGGACGATCCGCTGCACCGTTCTCCGGGACACGCCGAACATCTGAGCGAGGCGCTTATACCCTACTCCCGCCCCATTGAGCAAGCGGATTTTTGTAACTGACTCGCTAGTCAGTTTTGCCCGACCGTTCCGGGCACCGTGAAGCTCTGTCATGTTTCGCCCTCCTGGTCACCGCAATTGCGGCGGACTCGACCAATTTGCGGTGGACTCGGCCAAGGGCGCCGTGGGGCACCCGGCTTTGCAAAAATTTGCACTGGTACGTTTGGGTACGTTTGCCCCCCGTTTTTTCAAAACTCCCTATAGGCGTAAAAATTTGCATAATGCCCCTCTATATATTCTCTTTGTACGCGCGTGCCTGAAAGAAAATACATACACATTGCAAAAATTTACACGCTATAGGGAGTTTGCCAAAAACGAGTTCTAAACGTACCCAAACGTACCACCCTCCCCTAATCCGCAAGTTCTTGCACGTTTTCCCTCAACTCGATGCCCATCCAGCCCTTTGTTTGCACTCCATCCTCCCGCCACTTCGCCGGCTTGAACCGATTTCGCAATCTGCGACCCAACCCCTTCGCGCTCGGGATCAAGCGCAGTTCACCACGCATCCGGGCAAATACCTCCCACGCCACCCACAGGCGGGCCGTTGATTCGCGACACGTGGGCCCGACTTCGCACCGGGTCTCGATGAACTCGCTGAGCAGGTCCATGGTCTCGCGGTACTCCTGTCGGCTCTCCTGCACCACTGTGCTGGGCCGCAAGCCGTGCTTCCGGTACTCGAACACGCCCCGCACGCACCAAGCCAGGATCCCGGACAGCTCCGCCTTCAACCGCCGTGGCCGATCCAGGTCGCGCCTGCCGGTGCGCTCGAAGTTCACCTCGAACGGGATGGGCAGTAGGCGCCGCCAGATGCCGTCATCCTCGCCCTTGACCGTGGGCAGGTGATTGGTGGCCATCACCGGCACCCAGGACGGCTTGAACTCGATGGTCATCTTCGCGTGCACCCCACGGGCGGCCATACGGTCCTCTCCGCCCGTGCTCTGCTTCACCAGGCTCTCCCTAAGGTGTGCCCCCTCCTCGGGCTCGCTGATGTTCACCAGACGCGCCTTGCGCAGCCGTAGGATGTCTTCTCGCGGAGCGCCTGCCCCGGATCCGAACTCACGCTCCGACACAAACGTGGTCGACTGAGCCGTCTTCGCGTACGTGCCGAAGGCCTCACGGATCAGCCCCAGGACCGTCGACTTCCCGTTGGCCCCGTTGCCGTGCGGTATGACAAAAACGTTTTCCGTAGGATCCCCCAGCATCATGTACCCCACGAGCCGGTGGAAGAACCCCATCAGGTCCAGGTCCCCGTCGAACACCTCGTACAGCGTCTGCTCCCAGAGCGGGGCCTTCGCTGTCGGGTCGTACTCAACTTCGGTCCCGAGTGTGATCAGTCGCTCAGGATCCGGAGGCAGCAGCTCGCCCGTTCTCAGGTCCACCACGCCGTTGCCGACCCCGAACAGGTGTGTCTCAGCGTCAAGCTGATCCACGCCCACCAGGATGCGACTGTCGGCCTTGGCGAGCCCGCACATGGCCCGCACCATGGCGTAGGTCTGGGAGCGGAAGGCGAACTTCATCATCGCCTCCTTCTCATCCCCGTTGAGCTGGTCGGCCTCCACGAACAGGGCCCGCTGCGTCTGCTGGGCGAGCTGCTCGATGTCCAGGTGCGAGGCCTCAGTCCAGCGCATGCCGGTCCAGCGGAACCACCGGTCCAGCTCGCGCACGTAGACCAGCCCCTTCCCGTGCGTGTCGATCAGCCGCTGGGCGTTGCCCACCTCGGTGTAGTCCCGCTTCACCCCACCGACCTTCTCGCCCTCCACCAGGCGCCGGATCTCGGAGACCGGTACCTTGTGCTTGTGCGCCAGGTCGCCGTGCCGCTTGTGCAGTGCGGCCACCAGCTCGGCCCGCAGCAGAGGCTCGGTCGTGGTGCCCGCGCCCACCTCCCGCGCGACCGCGGTAAGCTCGCCGATGTTCTTGACTTCCTCGGCGATGCGACGGAGGAACTCGGCACGCATGTGCTCGCGCTCGATGTTCTCGGTCGAGGCTCGAACCCGATTGGACTGCTTGATCACCCAGCGGAAGGTGCGGTTGGCTTTCTTCCCGCGGAAGGTCGCCCACTTGGTCGCGAGGTCGTCGTAGCCCTGGTACTCGCGCCCGCTCTCGGACCACTGGTTCCAAAGCCCGAGCCCGTGATCGCCACCGCTGAACTGGTGGTGCAACGCCATGCCCACCTCGACCCAGGTGTGGTAGTCGTTGTTGTCCAGGTAGGACAGGTAGGTGAGGATGTCCTCGTCGGTCAGGCCCGTGATCGGCGCCACGGTGACGTCGAACTCCTCCGCGGCCTCGTCCTTCGATGACACCGCAGCAGCCGGCGCTGGCCCGCTCGCGTGCAGCCCGTGGGCCTCCATCACCATCGACACCGTGGTCACGAACTCCGACCAGTGCGTCTCATTGAACTCGGGCAGCTCGCCCGCGTGGCGGTCCGCGATGCCGTCACCGATCAGATCATCCCACTCGTACGGCCTCTTGGTGTCCGGGTGGATGGCGTACACAACCGACTGCTGACCCTCGCCGAGGATCTCGATGCGGTGGCGCTCGCCCATCTTGTCGATGTACCAGGGGCTCGTCCACTTACGGAACCCGCGCCGGCAGCGGTAGTAGAGCATCGCCTTCGGTGCCTTGCCTGTACGCACCGGGGTGTAGCCGATGTGCTTGTGACACCACGCCACCAGCGCCTTCGCCACCTGCGCGTTGCCGGTGTCGATGTCGATGCCGACGACGGGGATGTCGCCCTGGCCGTGCAGTATGCCCACGCCATGACCACCGTAGCGACTGATGTCGTCGATAGTCATGCGTGCGTTCTGCCATTGACCGAGAGCGGGGCGCTTCTGGCCGGGCACGATCGGAACGATCAGGTAGCCGTTGGCCAGTAGCCTCCGTCCATAACTCTCGAAATATCTCATTGCCTCAACCCTCCTTCCCGAACGGGCACTTGTTGCAGGCCGAGCACAGATCGCGACGGTCGACCTCGGGCAACGGCTCGCCCCGATGCGCCGCGTTGATGCTCGCGATGCTCGCCTCCAGCTTCGCCGCGTAGTCAGCCGACGCTCGACGCTCACCTGGCATCAGGTGCGAGCGGAGGTAATGCTGCGACGTCTTCATTGCCTTGGCCAGCCGCGCCCGTTCACCAGGGGCAGCCGCCTCCCACCACTCGATCAATTTGCTGAGCACCATCATCACCTCCTTGGGTAAAGCTACAGGATAGCACAAGCTGACTTAGCAAATGGTTGTTGACGCCAACATCAGCATAAGCTAACCTATGTCCGTGGTTAACGAATTGGAGGTGTGAGATGGACCTGCGCTTGAAGCTCAAGGGGGTGTCGCCGGAGAGGGTGATCCTCGCTTGGGGCGAGTTGATCGAGGAGGAGGGGAGGGACATCAACTATTCCTTCGCCTTCGTCTACAACGGGCTTATCGCCAACAGCTACTGCAACCTCGCCGGAGCGGCCGAGGACATCGAGCTGATGGTGGGGAAGATGGCCGACGTTGAAAAGGTCGTCTACGTGGTCGGTGAAGCGTACGTTGAAAAGGAGGGTGTGTGATGGCCAAGTTCTACTACCACAAGCTCCCGGCCGGATCGAAAATCCCCGGGTACAAGAACCACGCGAAGGAGCACGTCGTCGTGTGGTCCGTCCTGAAGTTCCTCGACGCCAACGGTCACAAGCCGTACAAGGTCTTCGACGGAGAGGAGAGCGTGAAGGTGGACAACCTCAAGGAGGCCTTCGAGAACGCCGTCGCGGTCGAAGACGCCTACGTCTGGTTCAAGGACGCGAACGACAAGAAGAACTGCATCAGGTTCGTGTTCGGCAACGACTGGTCCGAGGTGATCTGCGACCACTCCGAGAGGGACGAGGAGTTTCCTTGGCTCATGGACGTGGTCTTCGAGTACCTCGGTTCCCCCGCCCCGTGCATTCCGTCCGTTTCCAAGGAGGTGTGAGATGTTTATCAGCGAAGAAGAGAAGGCCAAGCTCCTGCAGCAGATCAAGTTTCTCGGCGAGAAGTTCGACAACAGGATGAAGATGTTGAACGTCAAGCCGAAGAGCAAGAAGTGGGTCGACCTGCAGATCGAGTTCATCATCGGCGCCGCCTTCACCGCAGAAGCGACCGGGAAGGAGTCTTTGGCAAAAGCCCTGGGATTGAGGGCGGGAGTGTTCGCTCAGTACGGTCGGCCCGCGTTCGAAGTGAAGGAGGCAGAATGACCAAGATCAAGACTTCGGAACTCGACGGCGCCGCCCTCGACTGGGCGGTGGCGAAGTGCGAGAAGCTCCGCCTTTCAGGGGCGAGCCTGGGCTTCCTGGTCAAGAAGTATGGGCGGTATGCCGTGCGACACGAGGGGCGTGGCGCGTGCTACTGCCCCACCGAAAACTGGTCCCAGGGCGGCCGCATCATCGAGCGGGAGGGCATCTTCTTCTCCCCGCTACCCGACAACGGCATCCGTGCGTACATCTTTCGAGACGGCCAGTACCTGTACCTCACGGACTGCTGGGGGTATGACACCCCCATCACGCGCTTGATCGTTGCCATGCGCTGCTACGTGGCGTCCAAGCTGGGCGACGAAGTCGAGGTGCCCGACGAACTCATCGGAGGACCTGATGGTCCTCCGTCCGTTTCCAAGGAGGTGTGAGATGGCACTCATCGAAGCCAAGTTTCGTCTGAGCAAGGACCAGATCGACCAGGCGGTCGAGCGCGTCGACGCGTCCCTCCTGGAGCCGCTGAGCGTGAAGGTCAATCGCACCGGTTTTCACAGCGGCCACGAGTATGTCCGCGTCATGGGCAAGGACCACGAGGTGATGTTGGTGATCGGTGCGGTTGCCGACATGGGCGAAGCCGGTCTGGAATCCGTTTCTAAAGTCTGGGGGTGATGCAATGGCAATTCTGATCGCGAAGTTCGAAGGCGCGAACGCTGATGTTTTCCGAGCAGTGCAGCGAGCCGCGCAGGGAAGCTCTTCCCTGTCGTACGAGGCTGTGCCCACGGGCCCAGACCTCTTCGAAGGAAGAACCATCATCGTCGCGGGGGACTCGTCGGAAGTCTGTAAGCTGATCGGCAAGGCATCCTGGGAGATGAAGGGGATGCCGACGCCCCTCGTCAAGGTCGTGTCCGCGAAGGAGCTGCTGGTATGAAGAAGCACATCACTAGCAGGACCGGCGTGCTGTACCTCGGCGAGGGGACCACGCAGCGGTTCGAGATACAACTGCACGTAGATGCTGACGCTTTGCTGAACCGGCTGGCAGCCGATGCGGCCAAAAGCGAGGACGGCATTCTCAGCCTGCTGGGTGGGCTTGTCGTAGTGAAGGCCATTCGAAAGGAGTAGGAGCATGAGCGTGTCTCAGTACCTGGTAGTGTTCGGGCTCGGCCTCTTGGTCGGGTTCTCGATCGGAGTGTTCGTCTCCGCCATCACGGACGCCAACAACGGAAGGAGGGAAAGACGATGGAACAGGAGGGACGAATTATGAAAGCGTGGCGCGTGCACCAGCTCCTGTCCAGGTGGCCTCGGTTCCTCGGGCTCACGGAGAAAGAACAGTCCAAGCTGGTCGAGCTGGTTCAGAGCCTGATCGCGGAAGCCAGGCAGGCAGGGTCGAGCGACGAGGACCGCAGGGATGCGGAGCGGTACCGGTGGCTTTGCGAAGATCACGCAGACGCAGCGACGCGCGAGCGATGCCGGGAAATCATTGAACGCATGTCCGTGCGATCTCACGGATCGAACAGTGCAGCTATTGACGCCGCGATACGCGCGGCAGGGGGGGGGAAGATGATCCTGACCCGTCGACAGCCAGGCTCAGCAGATGCTAATCTATGTCCGTGTTCAACGAAGGAGGCGTCATGAAAGAGATCAAGGTAATTCTCCCGGTAGCGCCGAGTCGGGTAGACGCGGACGCGGCCAGGATCCTGCACCGGAACCTGAAGCAGTCGCTGATCGAGTTGTTCGGCGGCGTGACCGTCTCGAAGGCGGAAGGATCCTGGGAAGACGAAGACGGCCTGATCATCGACGAAGAGGTGAAGGTCTACGTCTGCGCCGTTGACGTCGAGGACAACCCGATCGGCTTCGCAAGGCATAACGCTTTCATCCGGGTCCTCGGTCGGGCCTTCCGGGCCTCGTTCGAGGAAGCGCTCTACTTCGTCGACTTCGACGGCGAGGCGAAAATCTGGAGCCTGTGCGACATGAGTCAGGCGTTGAACGCGATCTACAACAGCTGAGAGGAAAACGACATGGAACGCCATAGCCTGCAGGACCTGAAGGAAGCGGTGAAGAAGTTGAGCGGTTCGGACGAAGACTTTGCCGGCAGCCTGATCGACCAATGGGGCAGCCGTGGGTACATCAGTGGGAAGCAGATGTACTGGGTGGGCAAGTTGATCGAGAAGGCCAACAAGCCGAAGCTCGGGCCCGCCGGCCTGGTGCGGATCGCCCAGCTCTTCCGCAAGGCGGCCGACGCTGGTCTGCAGCGGCCGAAGATCGAGATCGCCCCTGGCGTGGTGATCGTTCGCGCGGGCCCCGCGTCCAGCCGCTCCGACAGTCTGTACGTGAAGGGCGGCCGGGCGTACGAGTCGGTCTACTACGGCCGGATCGATCCGGACGGCAACTTCTCCGCGAGCGAGAGCGCGGGCGACGAGGTGTTCTCCGCGCTCGTCGCGTGGTCCCAGGATCCGGCCAAGGCCGCGATGGCCTACGGTCACCAGCACGGCAACTGCTGCTTCTGCGGCCGTGATCTGGAGGATCCGCGCTCGGTCGCGATGGGCTACGGCCCGGTGTGCGCTGAGAATTACGGGCTGCCGTGGGGTGACGTGAAGGCGGAAGACCCCGCCGTCGCTGTCGAGGCCTGATGACTGTTGTACACGACATCATCTTCTGCTAAGATGGTGTCGTGTCCTTGAGGAGGTGTGAAATGAACGAACGAGTGAATATGCCCGGCGGTGTCGACAAGATTGGCCATTCCAGCGTGCAGCCGTGGTCTGCTGGTGCGCTGTTCCCTGCGGTGATCTACCGCGTCGAGTACCACTTCGCCCCGCTTGACATCGCGCACCTGGCGCCGGAAGCCTACGAGATGCAGTCCTGGCACGAGATCCTGCTCGATGGTGAGAAGTTCTCCATCAGCGAAGTCGAGGGCGACGACTTCGGTCCGGCATTCCTGCTGATCGAGAACCCGCAAGAGCCGGACTACCGGATCTTCCGCCTGCCCGCCGGGTCGTACGCAGATGCGTACGATGCCGCCGCGGCCTTCGCCCTCGGCCTGTTGATGGCGAAAGATGCCGAGAAGAATTTCGACGGGTCCCTCCTGGAAGTGGAAGTGGAAGGTGATGAAGTGCCGGCCGACTACTGGATGGAGGTGAAGGCCTCGGCGGTCGAGCTGCAGCACCCGAAGGGCTGGGACATGGTCGAGGCCGGGCTTGAGGAAGACGCTCCCCGCGCCCTCCTCGCAGACTGCGTGGCGGATCCGGAACCGGTGGCCGATCACTGGTTGGACAAGCGGCCCGCTCGCGACCTCGGGTGGAGCGCGTAGTGGCGAACAGCTCGAAGGTGGTCCCGGTGGTGTTGCGCCGGGCCCGCGAGCTGGGGAGGGAGTTCACCTACAAGGACTTCCTCGACCTGGCCACACCGAACTACGCGAAGAAGATTCTCCGAGAACTGGCAAGGCTCCCCATGAAAGTCTACGACAGGGTTCACGTGGTCCGTTTCGAGCGCAGCCCCCGTGGCGGGGCGCCGCTCGTGACCTACACTTACGGCCCCGGGTCTAACGCCAGGAAGCCAGAGCCGTTCACCCAGGCGGAGAAGTCGCGCAGGCAGCGGGCCTCCGAGCACAAGCCACCGAAGGATCATCCCCGCCGCGTGGCCTTCCTGGCAGCGGTACTCAAAGCGCTCAAAGGGCGCGACGACATCACCTGGAAAGACATCGAGACTCCTGAGCCCGAGAAGTACATCCAGCGCCTGCTGCGGGAACTCAGTCGACCCGGCGGCCCCATCTACCTGTGCAGGATGACCCGGCAGGAGAAGGGCGGACAGCCAAGCCAACACTACGCGCTTCGCACGCCATCGGCCAAGCCCGCGAAGCGCCCACCGCCCCTCACCTACGCGGCGAAGGCCAAGCGGTGGCGGAAGAAGAACCCCGACAAGGTCGCAGCCTACAACCTCGCACGCCTCATTCCGCCGGAGGAAAAGGCGGCCAAGGTCGCCGCCAGGAAGGCGGAGTCGGAAGCGCGCAAGAAGAAGAAGTCGATGCAGGTCGTCACGAAGAGCATCGAGCGCGTGACCTCCGACCCCTTCGCAGCGTTCCTGTACGGCAAGAAAAAATCCCCCACAACTCCTTGACCACGTGCTAACATGGACAAAATTATGCAGTTGGCGAACGTGATAGTGAAAGGCAGGTTCTACGCGGGCAAGCTGTACGATCAGGACCGTCTGTTCATGTCTCAGATCCCGCACTTTGGAACGCACGAGATCCTCGGCGATCCGCTAGAAGAGAACGAAGTGAACGCAGTGATCGAAGCTCTGAATTTTGGATGGTGGGACACCCACCACCAGGATGGCGGTACTTATCAACTACCTGTAGAGGAAAACTGAAATGCTTGAAGACCAACTGAAACAGCTCAACGCCAACCTCGTCCTTCTCATTGCGGCGATCACCGCCGCATCGAGCGCCGGTGCAGCCGCACCGAAGGAGGAAATCAAGAAGGCCGTGGGGAAGCCCACACCGGTGCCGGCACCGGCACCCGCTCCCGCTCCCGCTCCAGCCCCGGCAGCAACTGGTGGCACGAGCGTTTCGGAAGCGAGTGAACTGCTCAAGGAAGCCAACGCGTTGGTGAAGACGCTGGTCGGCCAGGAGCGCACCTCGGAAGCTGCTGCGATTCTTGCGGAATATAACGCGAAGAAGACGTCAGGCATCCCGGTGGACAAGCTCCCGGAAGCCCTCGCCAAGCTGAAGGCGCTGGTGGAAGGCGGAGCCGGTGGTGAGAGCGACGCACTGATCTGATCGAACGAACGTAGCGATACGCACCGGCCTTCGGGCCGGTGTCTGGAGAGCCGAATGAGTGATGAAGAAGCGTCGCACAGCAAGCTGAGTCCGTCCAAGGCAAAGCGCTATCTCACCTGCCCAGGTTCGGTCGCACTTGCCGATGCCGAAGACACCGGCAACAAGTACACCGCGGAGGGAACCGCGGCGCACCAGTTGGGAGAGTGGTGCCTCTCGGAAGGCAAGGATCCTGGCGCGTACCTCGGGCGCGTCATCGTCGTCGAGCAGGAAGACGGCAAGTACGAGTTCGAGGTGGACGAGAAGATGGCCGGTCACGTCGGTATGTACGTGGACTACGTGCGGGATCTGGCCACGGACCTGACCGGCGACGACCCGAAGCTCCTGGTCGAGCACCGCGTCAATCTGTCGTGGGTGCTGGGGGAAGGTGAAGGCGGGACCGCGGACGCGATCGTCTTCGCGGATGGCGTGATCCATGTTGTCGACCTCAAGTACGGCCAGGGCGTTCGCGTCGATGCCGTCGACAACCCGCAGCTGCAGCTCTATGCACTCGGTGGAGCGAGGGAGATCGCCGCGGAAGAGTTCGACGACTACAAGCACCCCGTCCTCGCCCACATCGTCCAGCCGCGGCTGGGCCACATCAGCACGGCGGCATACACCACCACGCAGCTTGCCGAGATCGAAGACGTCATGAGCACTGGCGCTGCACGTGTGGGGACAGCGCTCAACACGAAGCCGAAGGCTACCGACTGGAACACGCCCTACGGCGAGGCCTGGGTGGAGGAGTACCTCAACCCGACCGAGGAGGGTTGTCGCTTCTGCCCCGCCAAGGCTACGTGCCCCGCCCTGCGTGACTTCGTCACGGCCACCGTGCTGGACCGCAAGCGTGAAGAGATCACCGACGCGGACTGGGATGACAAGGTCGTCGAGGCGGCGAAGGATCATCTGCCCCTCGCCGAGAACGTCTCCCTCGGCCGGATGATGGCCCGCGTCGACCTGCTGCAGAGCTGGGCGTCCGCGGTCCAGGAGGAAGTCGGGAAGCGGCTGCGTGCCGGCATCACCATCCCTGGATGGAAGCTGGTGAAGGGCAACAAGGGACCTTCGCAGTGGACGGACCCCAAGGCGGCGGAAGCGCTGCTGAAGTCCTTCCGTCTGAGGAAGGAGGACATGTACTCTCACAACCTCGTCAGCCCCTCCGCCGCGCGCAAGCTCGTGGCCGACAGCGAGGCCCGAGTGAAACGAATCGCGCTGCTCGTGCGGGAGACAGGGGGTCACCCGACGGTCGCGCCGGAGACCGACAAGCGTCCGGCTATTGCGAAAGCAGAGGAGGCAGACTACACAGACCTGACCGATTGATGTAGCAGTAAACCTACCGACCGAAACTGGAGAATCGAAATGAAAGTCAAGCTTGAGAACGTTCGTATCACCTTCCCTCAGTTGTTCCAGCCCAAGAGCATCGTGGGCGCCGACGGCAAGCCCAGCGAACCGAAGTACGGCGCGAGCTTCCTGTTCGAGCCCGGCTC